TCGACAGAGGAGACGCTGATCGGGGCGTCGACCTTGAAATATGCAGAGTTTGCGGCCATTTGAGTGTGTCCTCAGGAGGTGTGGGGTGTGCTATCGGAGGCGCTATCAGCGCTTCCTGGAGGTCTTGGAGTCGGGCTCTGGCTCGCCGTCGTCCTCGTCGAGGTCGGCGGAGTAGGTCGTCGCCGTCCGCTTCGGGAGCTGGGAGAGCGCCGTCTCCCAGGCGCGCAGCTCAATCTTCAGCTCCTCGACGAGCAGGGCGAGGGCACCCTGGCCCGCGTGAACCTTGGCCTCAGCAGAGGCCAGGCGCTCCCGCGTCTCGGTCGCCCGAGCCTGGAGGATCTCCTCGTCCGGGGGGGCGATCAGCCCGGAGGCCACGAGGCCCGCGAGCCAGTCGGCGAGGGCCTGACGGTCGAGCCGCAGCCTCGGCGATCCGATGATCGGCGTCTCGAAGACTGAGCAGTAGGACTGGTGGATCTCGTCCTTGTGTCGCGTCTCAAACGAGACGAGGTATGAGACCCGGTCTGGCGCGGCACCGTAGGGGACGATGGTGAAATGCCGCTCCTCCAGGCTCGCCTTCTGGCGGGAGGTCTTGAGCTTCTCCCCGGCCATTTTCTCGACGTACTGACACCCCGCCAAGAGCGGGATCTTCGACAGGTCGGGGACGACACGACCGTCGAGCACTCGCCAGCGGGAGGCCGAGTGTGCGTACCTGAAGGCTGGCACGGGATCACAGGTCGGGTATCCGCCTCGTACCGTGACAAACTCATCGGGGACGAAAGACGCAGGAGCGCGCCCCTGACCGCTGTTCGTGGTGAGTGCCTTGGCCATCGTGTGTCGTCGCCTCTACTGAAGATCGTGCAGGAAGGTGGGGAGCCTGAGCCGGAGCCTGTGGGGTAGAGGAGCCCAAGGATTTTCTCAGGCTCCCCTACAGTCGGATCAGGTGCTGGCGCTGATCAGCGTGATCCCGGCGGCGTCGATCCCGAGCGCGACGCCGAGCGCGGTGTGGGTGACCATCTTGGTCTCCGCGAAGCTGGCGCGCCGGTCGAGCTCGAAGATCGCGTTGCCCATCGTGATCGCGTTCGCGCCGATCACGGTCGGGTACATCGTGTCAGCCCAGCAGATCGCGCCGCGCGTGAACAAACATCCCTTGTAGTTGCCCGTGTCCAAGGGGACGGCGCTGCTCGTGTAGAAATCCACGCCGAGGTACGACCCCTTGTACGAGGCGCCCATCATAGCGTTCATGCTGCCCTGGAGCGCGGGAGCGAGGCTCACACCCGCCGAGGCCGCCGACTTCCTGAGATCACCCCACTGGTAGGGGTGCAGGAGCGCGATGGCGGGGCCGCCCGCCTTGGCGACCTCCAGCGTGGTGATCGCGGACATCACGACATCCCAGGTGAGATCGCCGCTGCCCGTGGAGGCCGCGAAGCCGTCGCCCACGTTGGCGATGAGCGAGATCAGCTTCTGCGCGACGCTGATCGCGGCGTCCTGCGCGAAGAGGGCGGGGGTGATCCTGCCCTCGACCATCCACTGTGCGAGGTCATCCATCGCGTACGCCTTGCTGTACGGCGCGATCGTGACGTCGGTGGAGGCGTCGCTCAGCGCGGTGTTCGCGACCTCAGAGCCGGGGGTACGCGCGCTGAGCCCGTCGTAGCCGCCCAAGCCGACGTGGGGGACACGCACGGTCGAGGACTGGCCCGAGGGGGCGGAGGCGTGCAGGAGCGCGGGGTGGTTCAGGATGCTCGCGTCGCCGTCGGCGAGGAGCATGAGGTACTCAGTCGCCAGGACCTCACCCGCGACCAAATCGCCGATAGAAGCCGGGAGAATCTCGTTTGCCATGGTTTGTGAACCCTCACAGTGGAGTGGAGTGTGTCAGGTGGAGGGCTACAGGGAAACCGCGCGCCCTCTAACGGGGGGCTCGCCGTGTGCGGCTCATTTAGTAGACCGTGCTGTCTAAGGTGTACCGCTGGGGCCTCAGCCCCCGAGCTGCTTCCTGAGTTCTTTCCACGCGGTCCAGTCTCCAGTCCTCTGGCACTGCGCACGAACCCGTGCGACGTCGGCGTCGCTCACCGGAGGCGTCGAGGCGGGAGCGCCAGCGACCGCGGAGGGGGCTGCGCGGGGAGAGGTGGGCTGGGGAGCCGGGGGAGCTGGCGTCGAGGTACCAGGTACGGGAGCCTGGCTCTGCGGGAGGAGGTGCCTGATGGCGAGAGGTGCGGCCTGGGGCTCGGCTTTGACCGCCTGCAGCCAGGTAGCCAGCTCGGGCCTGTTCTCAGCGGGCAGCCTCCCGTAGCTCCACTGGACGAGCTCCACGGCCTCGGGGTCAGTCTGGCCCAGGGTCGAGGCGACCGTCCTGAAGGTCTGGAAGGACTGCTCGACCGTCTGGATCTTCGACTGCGCCTCTTGGAGCGCGGAGGCCAAAGAGTCTGCGCGAGCTGCCCTTTCGAGCAGGGCGTTCTTGGCCTGCACGACCTCAGCGAAGCGGGAGTAAGGGACGGTCGCCTCAGGCGCTGGGGGAGCTGCCTGCGTGGTCGTAGGCGCCTGTACGGGAGCCGGAGCCCCCGGAGTCTCGTCACTCATTGGTCGTAGCCTCTACTGCGGGAGAAGGTGAAGAGATGACGGGCCTGCGGCCCTCTGCGCTGTCGGGCGCGATAGCGGCGGCATCCTCTGCGGGGGCGCCGACCATCTTCTCCAGGACCGCGCGAGCTTGATCCGCGCCGACCTCCCCGGAGTAGACGGATTTCGCCAGCTCGACGGCCTTATCGACGAAGCCGACGAGGTAGCCCTCCTTGGTCGGTGCGGCGGCGTCGATCTGCGCGATAGCGGTGATGGCGTCAGCTTCTGAGGCGCCAGGGTGAAGGGCGAGCCAGGCACCAGTACGGTCGAGGAGTTTGAGCGAGATTTGCTTCTCGACGCGCTCCAGCTCCGCGGCGGCCTCTCCAGGATCACGAGGGATCGAGCTGTACTGGATCGCCCACCCTGCGGTGGGCGCGCCCAGGAGGCTGGCGACCAGGCGGATGAGCTGGAGATCGGAGCGGCGGAAAAGGGGCTCATACGCCCTCTGCGCCTCACGCTGCGCCTCACGACTGACCGCGAGGCTGTACTGCGAGCGGATCTCGCTGTCGCTGCGTGAGACGTCCGCGCTCCCCAGGGCAGCGGAGACGAGGCGAGACTCCCGAGCGTGGATCGACCTGAGGAGCTCCTCTGCGTCGGAGGGCTGCTCAAAAGTCCCGACGCTGGCGGTGCCTCCACCGTCTTCAGTAGGAGTGAAGATCGAGATCGAGCTGGGGTCGGCCCCAGCCGCCTGGGCGTGGACGCCGGCCATCGGGGAGAGGCCAGCAGGCTCGACGCCGACCGCGTACCTCTGCCTCCAGGAGGCGGCGCGGACGACGTGATCCCAGAAGCTGTAAAGCACGCTGAGGGTCAGAGTTCCCTCGACGACGTCGCTCGACGTATAGGGGTCGAAGGGGCTGCCCGTCTGGGCAGCGTGGTAGGCGACGTAGGGGAGGAGTGGTGCGCCTCCTGCGTCCCTGTGCGGGTAGGCGGAGCCAGAGAAGCTCCCGCCAAGCACTCGCGGAGAGCAGTCCTTCCCCTCCACAGTCCAGGCGCACAGGATCGGCTCAGGCCCGCCCACGTCGTGGACGAGGCGCACCCACTGGCTAGAGTCGTCAGGGTCAGGCACCCACTCCTCGACGCGAGTGAGACGTCCTAGCAGGTCTGCGCGGACAGAGGGGACGAGGTCGGGGAAGACGGGCAGGCAGGCCACAGACCTGTCTGCGCCTACGGCGACGCGAACAAACATCTCCCTAAGTGCAAGCGTGTCCCTCTGGAGTCGAGGAGCAAGCTGCCAAAATCCGCACTCGTCCAGAGCTGCGGCGACATCCTCTCCCCCGGTCGGAACCGTGAGCGTCGGGGCCCCAGCATACAGAACGGAGAGCCGACTGTAGACCTGCGCCATCGGGTTGGAGACGAGGTCGATCGTCCCCCAGATCGCGGCGCGGTTCGGGCCAGCGGCCTCGACGAGGCGCTCCTCCACGTCGCGCTCGTGCTGCCCATAAAGGATGCGCCTGCGTAGCCTCGTGTGCTGGACGCGCGCCCGTTCCCCCGCGTCAGCGGGCTCGGGAGGGTACGACGGCGCGGGAGGGCGCGCGGCTCGGGAGCTGGTCGACTGGAAGATCATGTACGGTGTGTACCGGCGGGCGGCGGACGGTTGTCACCGGCCCACTTCGCGGGGTCTTTCCAGAGAGGTTTGACGCCGTACATCGTGGCGTCGAGAACGTCTTTGAGAGGGTGTCGATCACCAAAGTCCCACTGATCGAGGGCCTTTATGACCGTCACGCAGCGGGGGTGTACACGAACGCGGTCGCTCGCGATCTCGTTCCCGAACCAATTACACCGCAGACCCTTTGACCTCCTGGTGATGTTCGACCCCCCGATCCCCTCCTTGGCGCTCAGGATTCTGGGGCGCAAGAAGTCCGCGTTCACACCGAGGAATCTCGCGATCCACTTGGACAGCTCGGTCTTCGAGGTCAAGACCTTCCTCTGCTGCCCTGGTGAGATGGGGTTGTCGGCGAAGATCCCGTCGAGGTCGTTCCACTGGAGCCCACGATCCTGGAGGCTGTTTAGGATCGCCTCAGCGAAGTGCTCCATGCTGCACTTGCCAGAGCGCACCACTTCATCGTAGACGTAAAGCTGGGTTTGCTTGCGGCCCTTCTCGTCTCGGTAAGACTTCGCGCCAGTCAACACGGCGCACATTCCGAGCTCCCTGTCGGCGCTCGCGAAGTCGATCCCCAAGAACCATTCTAGGACGCCCTTTGGAATCTCTGAGGTGACGTGCTTCTCAGGGTCGAAGGCGTCGAAGAACTGATTCTCTGACCGCCTCTCCCACTCCCCGTCGAGGTGATCGAGCAGTCCCTGGCCAGTCTTCCCCTCGTCCAGCTCGTGCGTCTCAAGTCAGCTATCGAGCGCGCTATCTCTGCCCAGGCCAACGAGGGCCCGAGGTGAACGTCTACGCGGGCGGGAAGCTGGGGTCAGGCAAAGACCCCCTGCGCCGGTTCGCCCAGCTCGCGCGAGGACTGGCGCGGTCCGTCGACCGTAGCCCCCTCGACGCCATCCCCTGGCTCCCGCTCCAGATCGCGTGGCTCTCGCACAGTGACAGGCTGCCCTTCCTCTACAGGGCAGGCCAGCGCCAGGGGAAAACCACCGCCGGGGCCGGAGAGCTGATCTTCAGGTGCCTGGGCCGCCATCCTTTTAAGGTCGTGCGCCAGCCCACGCCGTCTCGACCTGTGCGGTGCGCACTCGTCACGATGACGAAGTCGCAAGGCATTGAAATTCAGCGTGTTTTGTATGATCTCATTCCGAAGGACACGCTGGTACCTGGGCAGGTCTTCTCCGCGAGAACTGGGTTCAAGGGCCACAAGCCCATCGTCGAGTTCAAGAACGGATCGTCAATCACGATCTACTCTGTGCAGCAAGGCGCGGACGCCCTCGCAGGCAGCGAGTACGATTTCATCCTCGTCGACGAGCCGCCCTCGCAGGAGGTCTACGATGAGGCTTGGGGTCGCCTCGTAAACACCGGGGGAAGCCTGGGTTTGACGTTGACGCCGATCAACGGCCCCCCGCTCCCCTGGCTTCAAGCCCTCGCAGAAGAGGGGAAGGTCGCGGACTATCACTCTGCGCTCACGCCTGAGTCGCAGATCAGCCCGCTCACTGGACTACCTCGCCGCACTCACGACGGCATCCTCTGGGATGCCGCGTTCATCGCCGATCTTCGGGAGAGGGCAAACTCGATCATCGCTCCGATCACCCTCGATGGCGAGTGGGAGAGGAGGACGGAGGGTCAATTTTTCCGCTGCTTCGATCCGCACCGCCACGTCTCAAACAGAACTCCATCCGGAACGCTGGAGTGGTTCGTCGGCGTCGACTTCGCCAGCGCGGATCGAGAGCTGGGAATGTGCGCCGTCATCACGGGCGTCGAGACGTACCTCGACGAGAAGCGGCGCAAGCAGTCGCGGCTCTACGTCCTCGACGAGATCGTGCTACCCGGCACGACCTCGATGGAGGCTTTCGCCTCCGCCATCGTGCGCGCCATCGAGGAGCACGGTTTCCAGTGGCGCGACCTCGATGGGGTGTACGCGGACAACCCCATAAAATCCCGGTTCGTGACTGCGAGCAAGATCGAGCTCGGGAAATGGATCGCGAGGTTGATCGGAGTGAGCCACGAGACGATGAGGCCGCGAATCCTCTCCGCGAAGGAGGGCTTGGGCGGAGGTGCGCAGCGGTCCAAGGATCAGCGGTGCAGGTGGGCATACGGTGAGATCTCAGCCGACCGTGTACGCATTCACCCGCGCTGCAAGACGGTGATCGAGGGCCCCGAAAAATGGGACTATGGGGATAGGAACCCTCTCAACGACGTGCTTCATGCTTGGATCTACGGTGTGGAGCCTCTCTGGCATGACAGCGCGCGCTGGCCCGCGCCCAACACCGGCCCTAGTAATTCTCCCGCCGGCACACGCCGCGCATGATGCGTCGACCCTCCAGCTCCCTCGCCGCGCCCCC